GGTTACCCGACTTGACGCGTTAGGCTAGCTATAGGGAAATTTGACCATTACAATCGGGAATACCGGCCATTAGGCCGTTTTTAAGGATTTCATGTCAAGACAAATTGATCCGGCTGAATTGAAAGCCGCTGATGGCGTTAAGATTACACTGACCAAGCTGGCGGTGCTTTTGCAGCTATCCGAGAGGCATATTTTCAATCTTTCCACGCAAGGCCACATCCCAAAGCCGGTCGGCGGGAAGGTTTCGCTCTTCGAGGCGCTGCTCGCCTTCATCGAATACCAGCGCAGGGACAGCGATGAACTTGGCGCGGAGCGTTTGCGTAAAACAACCGAGGAAGCCGACAAGCTCGCGCTCGAAAATGAGAAGACCCGCGGCAAATTAGTTGAGATTGAAGCTGTGTATAAGCATTTTGAATCCTTGTTTATTGCTCTGCGCGCCCGCATTCTGGCCAGTGCACTTGAGGACCATGAGAAGGACGAACTGCTGAATGATTTGCGCGGGATCAAGAGTCACGATCTTTCAGAACCGGGCGGGCTTGGACCTGATAACGCGCCGGCTGCTGGAAATCCTGACCCCGCCGCCACGCTACAACGTTCTTGAGTGGGCCGACGAGCGGCGATTTCTTTCCCCTGAATCTTCGGCGCGACCCGGTAAATACCGGAGCAGCTACGCGCCGTTTCAGCGTGCGCCGATGGAGGACGCGACCGACCAGACCATTGAGAGTGTTACGCTGATGTGGTGCTCGCAAATCGGAAAGTCTGAAATTCTCACGAACGTAATCGGCTACTTCATTGACATTGACCCGGCGCCGATCCTGATGGTGCAGCCAACGGTTGAAATGGCTGAGAGTTTTTCCAAGGAGCGAATAACGCCGATGGTGCGCGACACGCCGGCGCTCAAAGGCAAGGTGAAAGAAGCGCGGTCTCGCGACAGCGGCAACACGATCAGCCTGAAATCTTTTCCTGGCGGCAGCCTCGCTTTCGTCGGCGCGAATGCTCCTGGCGGTCTCGCCGGCCGGCCGCGGCGGGTCGTGCTGATGGACGAGGTTGACCGATTCCCGGCCAGCGCGGGAACGGAAGGTGACCCGTGCTCACTGGCAGAACGCCGCACGGAAACATTTTGGAACGCGGTTGTCTACCGGACGAGCACGCCGACGGTAAAAGGATTCTCGCGCATCGAATCCGCATTCGACCAGACCGACAAACGCCGCTGGTTTTGTCCGTGTCCAAAGTGCGGACATCATCAGCATTTTAAATGGTCGCATGTGTTGTGGGGAAAGAGCCGCGTCGAGGCTGCAAAGCGATGGGGTTATGTCGTGGAACAGGCAGCATCCGAAACCGGGGCGGATGCGATTTACGAATGCGAAGGATGCCACGCCCACTTGTCGGACAGCGAGCGTCTCAAAATGGTGCTGACCGGCGAGTGGCGGGCTACCGCACCGTTCAACGGGAAACGCGGCTACCATCTGAACGGGATTGCTTCACCATTCAAAGCCAAGAAAGGATTCGAGTCCCGGCTGCATCAGATGGTGTCTGGGTTTCTCGAAGCCAAGCACGGCGGACGCGAGACGTTCAAAACCTGGGTGAACACGTTCCTCGCCGAGACATTCGAGGAGGAGTCCGAGAAGATCGAGCACGGGCCATTGCTGCTTCGCGGCGAGACATATTCTCCGACGACGCTGCCGGAGCAAATCGTCTTAGCAACCGCGCAAGTGGACGTGCAACGCGACCGGCTCGAACTTGAAACCGTTGGCGTCGGGTTGAATGATGAGTCCTGGGGCATCGAGCGGCTGGCGTTTTTTGGGGACACCGAGCAGGGCGATGTATGGGACGATCTCGCAAACGCGTTGGCCAAAAAGTATCAGCGCGCCGATGGAGCAGAAATCAGCATCAGTGCGACCGCAATAGACATGCGGCACAAACCGCAGAAGGTTCGCAAGTTCGCTGGCGAATGCGGTCTGCCTCGCGTGTATCCAGTTTATGGCATCGCCGGAACGCAACCGATTCTGGTCACAACGCGATTCAACAAGCACTACCACCTTCGCACCTACGCGGTGCAAACCAAGCTCGGCAAGGATACGATATTTTCACGGCTGCGCGTTGATGTGATGGGCCCGCGCTACATGCACTTTCCAAAAGGGTTCGGATACGACGAGGAATTCTTTCTGCAACTCACCGCCGAGGTTTTGAAAACGAAATACGCGCACGGATTCCCGACGCAATTTTACGAGAAGACCCGCGACCGAAACGAGGCGCTGGACCTCCGCGTCTATTGGCTGGCGTGCCTCGACATCTTGAAGCCAAACTTATCCGCACTATCACGCAAACTTAAATCCTCTTGCATTTCAAGCGAAAGTGTTGCCAAATCCGACGAGAGCGAGAAAGAAAATGCCGACGCCAAAACTGACATGACACCGACGCAACCTTCCGCTCCCAAGAAACCGTTTCGCCCGCAGCGTCCGGGCGGATTCATCAACCGATGGAAACGCTGAATGGGCCGCGAAATTCCAACTGAAGTTCCGGTGTCCGTTGTCGCAGGTGAGACGGCGGAGTGGAAAATCACGCTGGCCAATTATCCAGCGGACGAAGGCTGGACGCTTTCCTATGCGTTCCTACGATTCGATTCAGGAATGCCGATTACGTTTTCCGCTGGCGCTTCCGGTGCGGATCACCTCGTCAGCGTCGAGAAAGCGATAACGCAAACCTGGCTGCCCGGCGATTACAACGGTCAGGCGTTCATTGATTCAGCGACGGAACGTTTCAAAGTTTGGGAAGGCAAGCTGACGGTCAACCCGGATTATGTTCTCAGTGGCGGGCAGGACACGCGCACGATAGCGCGCAGAACACTGGACGCTTTTGACGCTGCGATTCTGGCCGTTGCCAAAGCTCAATCGTCTGGGCGCTCCGGCTCAATCAGCGAGTGGACCGTGGAAGGGCTGCACATCAAACGGACATCGCCCGAGTTGCTCATGGCGGAACTGCAACGGCAGCGCGACCGATACGCGGCCATTGTGAAGAATGAGGAAATGAAAGTCTTGCGCGCGGCGGGCAAGCGCACTGGGAGAAGAATCCTAACCCGCTTCGTATCGCCGTGAAATTCTCCATCCAACTCGGCAGTTTCAATTTCTCATTTGGCGGCAAGCATCGGGATATTACTCCGAAAAAGCTGCGCTCATTTCCTGGCGCGCAGATCAATCGCTTGACGAACGACTGGCAATCGCCCAGCACGAGCGCCGATGTTGAAATCAAAGCCAGCCTGCCCACGCTCATCGGACGATGCCGCCAACTTGAGCGCGGGAACGATTACGTAAGGCGCTACCTTTCGCTCGCGGAGAACAACATCCTCGGCGCGGAGGGAATCGGGCTTCAGATGAAGATAAAAGACCCGGCTGGTGATTACGACAAAGGGGCGAACAACTCGATCGAACTCGGATGGCAGAATTGGGGCAGGCGCGAAACCGCGAGCATGAATCAGCGCATGAGTTGGCGACGAATCGAAAGCCTCGTGCTGCGAAGCGCCATCCGCGACGGCGGTGCTTTGGTTCGCAAGATCATCACGAAAGCGAATCCATACGGGTTCACATTGCAGCCTTTGGAGATCGACCACCTCGACCAAGACTTGAACCGAGCCATGCCGGGCGGAAACGAAATCCGCATGGGCGTAGAGATTGACCCGGACGGGCGCATTGTCGCTTACCACATCTGGACGAAGCATCCGGGAGACCAATACCAAAACGCACGCCAGCGGGTTGCCGTGTCCGCGTCGGAAATGCTTCACATCATGTTGCCCGAACGAATCGCGCAAACGATGGGATATCCGCGACTGGTTTCCGCAATGCTCCGGCTGAACATGCTGAACGGCTATGAGGAGGCCGAATTAATTGCCGCGCGCGAGAACGCTTGCAAGGGCGGATTCATCACCAAGACCGCGCCGGAAGATTTCGTCGGCGACGCCGTGGACGAGCAGGGCAATCAGGAAATGGAAATGGAGCCGGGCTTGATCCGCGAACTCGAACCCGGCCAGTCTTTCGTCGAGCATGACCCGAAGCATCCGAACACAGCTTACTCGACTTTCATCAAAGGAGTGTTGCGCGGACTCGCATCCGGCCTGGGTGTTTCTTACACGTCGCTTTCAAACGACCTCGAAGGAGTCAACTATTCCTCAATCCGCGCCGGCCTGCTCGAAGAGCGTGAGGAATGGAAGACTCTGCAATGCTGGCTCGTTGAATCTCTGCATCAGCGAGTGTTCGACCCGTGGCTTGAGATGTCTCTGGCCGCCGGCGCGATTAAACTCGCGAATGGTTCGGCGCTTCCGTCTGGCAAGTTCGAGAAATTCCGCGCCGCCGAGTGGAAGCCGCGCCGCTGGCCGTGGGTTGACCCGGCGAAAGACATGCAGGCGAACATTGACGCCGTGAATAACGGATTCAGTTCGCGCCGGCGCATCATCGCGGAGCAAGGCGCGGACGTGGAGGACATTTTCCAAGAGCAATCCGAGGACAACGACTTGGCCGAGAGCTACGATCTCGAATTCCCCGTTGACAAACCAGTGCCAGCAGGTATTCAATCAGCTAATAGTGAAGATTAAGACGATTCAAACGCCCGTCCTGCATCGCACTTTCGAGGTTGCCCGCGATGCGGTGAATACCGAAAAGAGGACCGTTGAACTTTCCTTTTCCTCCGAAGAGCCGGTTGAGCGTTGGTTTGGAACCGAAATCCTCGACCACTCTCCGTCGAGTGTGAATCTTTTACGGCTGAACTCCGGTGGCGCTCTCCTGATGGAGCACCGCACCGGCGACCAAATCGGCGTGGTCGAACATGCTCGCGTTGATTCCGACAGGAAAGCCCGCGCCGTGGTTCGCTTCGGCAAATCCGCGCGCGCGGAGGAAATTTTCCAGGACGTAAAAGACGGCATCCGGCGCTTGGTGAGCGTCGGCTATCGGATAGAAAAAATGGTCACTGAGAAGGTCGAGAAGGGTGTGGAAACCCTCCGGGCCATGTCGTGGACTCCTCTGGAAATCTCCCTCGTCAGCGTTCCAGCCGATGCCAGTGTTGGCGTTGGCCGCTCCGAGGAAACGCAGTTTGAAACAACAATCGAAGACATGAGAATTTTACGTGAAGCAAGTCCTCCTACCGCGGCGAGCGGCGGGAATCCACCCGCGACGACCCCGCCGCCCGCACCGCCCACGGCTGCCGACCGGCTGCAAATCCTGAACGAGTATCGCGCAACCATTGCCGAAATTGACGGCATCGCGGACCGACTGAAAGGAAAGGTCGAAAACGTCGAGGCGCTCGCCGCGCAAGCCCAACGAAGGAT